TTTCCGTTGCTTGGGCATATGTTGTATTTGTTGGTGTTGCCCAAGTACCATTCCCTTTTAAGAAGGTAGAAGTAGTACCCCCGCTTGGTACATAACCCACCTTATTTGTTCCACCATATACATTAGATGTTAAGGTTAATTGAGTTCCTGAAATACTAGGTGTTAATGGTACAGTTTGTCCACTTCCAGTAGCTGCAACAACAGAAACAAGACCTGTATCATCATTTACCCATGGTACGTTAACTACTAGTTGACCGCTGGCATTGTTAGTAACACCGTATGTTCTGTTAGCCGTTGTTGTTTGTGATTGAGCTGTGGGTGTAGAGCCAGTAGTGTATCTTAATTTACCTAAACCAAGAGTAGAGGTGGTCATGGTAGTATAGGTGGTATTAGTACCTGTTATAGTAAGTGTACCACCTGACATTGCTGTTGAAACAGAACCAGAACCAGCTATAGTTAATGTAGCTGTAGGACTGCCAGCAGAAGATCCTCCCGTATCTCCATTAATAGTTTTCCAAAGATCTTGAACTATGTTTGGAGAAGTGTTGGTTAATGTTGCCACACCTGCAACAGTGTTGGAAGATATACCAGTCCCTGTCGGGTTTACATACATTAAACCAACTGTCGAGTTAGTTGCAAGATCTGTATCAGATTGAACAACTATAAAATCACCTTCAACAGAAGTTCCTACAGCAGCGGCTGTTTGAACTATAACTGAATCACCAGGTGTTAGAGGAGTAGCTGTGTTTCCAAAGAAATTACCAGCTACTGTTACCACATAGTAATCACCAACTGCTACCGCAACTCTCGATCCTCCAGACGTTAAATTACCACCACCAACTATTGCACCGGTGTTAGCATTAAACCCACCTTTAAATTCTAACAATCCTGTTAGTGAGGACTGAACAAATGCAGTGGTGGCTATTTTTGTACTACTATCTCCAGAAGCTGGAGTAACAACATAACCATAACCACTACCATCTCTTGCTACAACTTTAGAAGCTGTAGCAGTTGTTGTTCCATCTACATTTACGGTTAATGTCCTAGTGATTCCAACGGTAGCAAGATTTGTTGTAGCATAAGTACCACCAGCTATGTCAACTACATTACCTTGACTAACTGTAGTTCCAGATCCAGTATCTGCATCTAGGTTAAAAGAGGACATCGTACCAGTACCACCCGTATAAGAAATTGTAACGCCTCCACCTCCATTACCTATAGCAGATATATTACTTCCTGCTAGTATACTTATAGTATCACCATCACTTATTGTAGTGTCGGTACCTGAACTACCTGCTAATGTTAATTCATTAAACGGTAAAGCGTTAGTTATCGTTGGTACGGGTCCGGTAGCATTAGTTATACTTATACCAGCTCCTGCAGTTAATCCAGTTATATCACCTTGAGGAATAGCGGGAAAAGTTGTTAAATTTCCTGCTCCATCAATATATTGAGAAGCAGATCCTGCCATTGTAATAGCAAGAGTTCCTGAAGTGGTAACTGCAGAACCTGTGGTAAATGCATTACCTCCGTGAGATATGCCAACGCTTTCTACTGTACCAGTATTAGTTGTAGCATCTGTTGTAACTGTAAGAGTATTTGATGCTCTGGTTACGAGTATACCAGCTGATGATGAACCTGCTCCAACTATTAATACATTGTCAAGAGTTCCATCTGATCCATCAAGTTGTACACCTGCTGTACCATTTGTAGAACCAACACCAAATAACTCATATGTAGTGTTATCATCTGACCCAGTATCTTCTAAGGATGTCCAAGCACCATCTGCATAAAGTTTTAATTTATTAGTACTAGTGTTAAAATAGATTTGTCCTTCAACCCCTGCTGGATCAGCACTTAAGTTTTCAATTCTTGGTTTTACAAGTTGATTTTGATTTAAATCTACATTTCCCGTGACATCTAGACCTGTTAGAAATTTAATTGCCATAATATTTTTATTTTACTTTGTTATATTTGTATTGTTAGTTTAGAAACACACATCCTGAAAATGCTGAATCAAACGTTATCTTTATTACATTACTATTTACATAATCTACATTTCCAATTACTATTACAGTATTTCCATCAACAATGGTGACAGATGGATGCTTGCCGAGATTATGTGTTATATTCCAAACAGCCAGAGGTGTAGTAAAGCACTGAGTGTATGTTCCCCCTGAACTTATTAATGTTGCTAATTCTACTATTGTACAAACATTACTTGGTGTTGCTGGACAAGCTGAACTTGCTGTTTCATTTATAGGGGCCAATGGAGCAACAAATACACCCTTTACTTCTGTTGAAGCAACGGTCTTATTGCTCTTGCTATATTTCCATTCATATATAGAATGTGTGATAGCCGCTGATTCATAATTAACAATACAACATGGGGTTATACCAAACTTAACTTCTCTAAATACCATATAAGACTGCTCTGCAAAATTTTGCTCAACACTTATCCTTTTCTTGAGGGCTAACTCAGCGGTATATATTGCATTAGATCTTTTTGCTATAGCCATCTTATCTGTTTCTTAAATCTTGAATTTTTTGTCTTGCTATTTCTAAATTTAAATCTTTAACTGCAGGTTGTGCAGCTTGTGAGTTATTATAGTCATTAGCACATGTCTTATGAATATTTACTCCGTTTCCTACTGAATGTTTTTGGCATCCACAAGTAAAGGGTTTATTACATTGTACACAATTCATTTTTTTGGTTTTAAATTATATATGGGTTGGAACCTCCACAATTTCCTGAAGGACAACTTATTTTATTTAATCTTTGTTTAGCATATCTATAAAGCTGCATTCCTTTAGCAGACGATTGGCAATATTCTACATTTGCAACAGCTGCATCAATCATGGTTTTAATAAAACTCATTTCACTTAATACATCTTGTCTTTGAGAATCTGGTTGACATGCTTGCACATCTATATCACATAATACTTGATAATACTCTGTAAGCAAAAGTGTGACTCTTAAATGATTATACTCTACAAATACTTTTTCGTTAGGAGACACACTATATCTAATAATATATATTCCATCTGTAAGGTTTTGCTGTTCTGTTCCACACAGCTCTGTTTGAGTACCTATTACACATGCATTTAAGCACATATCAAAATCTTTCTCAACTTTGGTTAGAACTGGAACAGAGTAACCAGGGAGTGTTATTAATAACTCTTCGCAGTCAACGGCAAGTTCAGGAGCATATTGACTAGTATCTTTAATACATAAAAGTCCACAGTTTGACACAGTGGGTATTTCTAAACTTAATATATGCTTATCTGCCATGATTTATGAGTTTATTACTCTATATATATAATATACAAAAAAAACTAGATATTATAAAATAAAAAGAGCAGGAGTTTTACGTCCTGCTCTAATTCATTTAAAAGTGTAAACTTTTAACGTAACCGTTTATTACAGTTATCCATCAATTGTTTCCATTGCAATATTCTGTCCAGCAGCAACTGCTAGTGCAACCAATCTGTCTAAGATAGCTTCAACTGCTGTTTTTGCAGCTGTTTCAGAATCCTTAACAAAAATTTGGTAAACATATTGGTCATGATCAAACACACCACTTGGGTTGTTGAATCTTGGAACAACGTGTTGTACATAGTAAGCTTTATAGACAGCTGATCTAGTTACAAAATCAAGTAAATCATCAGACATTTCAATCTCTCTAATTCTAGCACTGTCTGCGTTTCCTTGATTATAAGGAGACTGACGGTATCTTTCAGATAAGATTAAAGCTCTAATTACTTCTTCACCTTGAGTTTGTTGCATTTGACCAGGAGTCCTAGCAGCAGTACCACAATCATTACAAGGATTTCCAGTTTCATCTAGAATGCTTGCAATAATTTCAACTGGCTCTGCATTATAGTGATCTCTAGTATCAAATGAACAGTTACCAAATTTAGTGTCTACGTAAGCTCCAACCCAGTGAACTATGGCACTAACTTTAGAAGTTCCATTAGGATCTGTTGATGCAGTATAGTTTCCAGCAGATGCGGTACCTTTTGCCTGAGCAATAGTATACGATGATTGAACAACTTGTCCAGCAGCATCTGTTACAGATACAACTACACCACCCGCTCCAACTGCATCAATTGTAATAGTACCAGCACTACCACCAGATTGAACAACTGTAAGTACATCACCAGCAGCATATCCTGAACCTACAGCGGCTATAGAATATGTAGCTATTGCACCAGTAGAAACAGTGAGAATGTTAATTTTAGCACCAGATCCACCAGATGGAGAAACAGTGGTAGCAAGTCCATCAGCAACAGTGTAACCAGCACCACCGGCAAGTGCAGTACTTGTAGCAACACCACCGAGAGCTGCTTCAGCAACAAATGGTTTGATTAATGGATTCATTAAGACCATATCAGCTTCAGTAGCAAGTACTAATGCAGGATCTAAATATTCTTGTCCATCAACGCAACAAATGTTTGCAGAATCACCAATAGCATACGCATTGTGATTTAAGAAACGAAGTGCAGGAGAACCTTTTACATCCATTCTCATGAATTGCGTAGTTCCACATGGAACGCATGCTGATCCCAATGATAAAGATGCAGTAGCTGCAGTTGCAGTTCGCGCAGGAACTTCCCAAACTCTTTGGATATATTTTGGGTTAATTCCTTTAGACTTTACAGATTCTTTGTATCCCCCATGTCCTGGATTGTTTCCAATTGAATCTTTGTCATAAAGTGATCCTTGAACTAAATAAGCTAAAGAATTTGCTGGGATTGTTCCTCCTACAGCAGCGATAGTTTCCCAATCTGAGTCAACTACCAATCCTAGTTCACCTTTAGCAAGTGATTGTGTAGCAGTTCCCGCAGCTGTATCAGCGGCATTTACTACAAACGTTTTGAAAAACGCATTATTAAAATAAGCCATAATTTATAAGTATTTATGCAAGGACTATTACCCCCGCTAGTTATATAGATGATTTTTACAGTTTACTCTGTTCGTAACATAAGCGTTACTATAATAATATACTAATTGTATATTAGAATACCAAATTTAATTATTTCTTTCTGCAGCTGCTTGTCCTCTTTGTTGCTGATAAATATTCTCTATGTCACCTGCTATAATTGAAGCGGCATCATCTAACATTAATTCTGCCAAATCATCTTTAAATTCACAATCAATATTAACTGTGGAAACAAGTCCTGTATATGGATCAACACAATTTAGAATTTCAATATATACAGGTTGTCTATAATATGTTAATACTGGATTAACAATAGCAAAGTCTGTATTTCTATATATTCTAATTGTATTATTTATCATTGTACAGAACGTTTCTCCCCATTCAAAGTCCGGATTTTTTAATGGATCTCTAAGAAGTAAAGGAACATTGGCCTCTTCAGCTAAATACACAGTCATACTTCTAACAGGACAACAATCAGTTTGAGCATCTGTACTCACTCTTTTATATTCTAAATATGCACCTGTTGGAAAATTATCACTTTCAAAATAATCATCTGTAGATGTTCCTGTTAGTGATAACTCAATCAACAGGGGTTGTAAATCATCAATTCTTTTTTTTGATAACTCATCACCTTCCTTATACATATTACCCCCGTGTAAATTTCTTCTACACCATTCTACTTGAGCTTTATTAAAAGCCTCAACAAACTGCCAACATTCTATATTATCATAGTCTTGACTATCTAGTTTATTTAATCTTTGCTTAAGTTTAATTAATAGGGTATTATTATTCATTGTCTATATAATTAAGAAGCCCAGTAGGGTTCAACTTTATCTAAAATAGCCATCAGTGATTCTTCATTTTCAGGCTTCCTTAAAAATTCAAAACATTCTGCAGGACTTTTTCCTAGTCTAATACCACTATCAATTGGTTCAATCCAACCCCCAGCTTTAGTAGTTATAAATCTATAGTATAAAGCATCTTTTACTAATGCCCTTATTTTTAATTCTTCCATAGTAAGCTTAGATACTTCAAGAAATTGACTAGCAGCTTTTTTCTTTGAAGACTCTGTGCCTAACCCATTAATATAATTATCCATATTTTCATATAGAATATCATTAGGGGTAGACTTAATGTATTGTACACTATCTGTATCACATATTTTAGCAACATACATTAATTTAGTTGTATTAGTGTCATAGAGCTTTTGTAATTCAACTAAAGATTTATTTTTTAATTTACTTAATTCTGTACGTGTACTTAAACTTTCTTCTGCCGTATCTAAATAAAATTTAGGCGCAGTTGCTGCTTCTTTAGCGCTCCTTAATGATTTTGCAACAATAGAGAATCCTCCAGCGTTTATTGCATATAATTTAATTAAATCATAAGGATCTTTTGTAGGATCTAAAAATACAGGATCATTGCCACATCTTAATGAAATCTTATCCCAAAAATCAGAATTATCAGGTTTCATTACAGTTAATTTATTCCAAAAATCTTTGTCTTCCGGATCTACTACATTAGCCGCTAATTCAGCTTCTAATTGTGCAACAGCAGTTCTTATTTCAGAAATCTTAGCTTTCTTTTTTTCTTTAGAAAGCATTTTTACTTCTGGAGCAAATTCATTAAGTCCTGTTACATAGCGTTTTATACCGTTTATTTCTAAACAAGCTAGATTCTCTTCATGGTATACTCCGTCATGGAGAGATAATCCATATTGTTCTAGTCCCATATTTTCTTTACCCGGAGTAAAAAAAGGACGCACTGCTATAGTGGGTTTTTTTCCTTGTTGATACTTTTCTACAATTGTGTAATCACTCATTATTATTTTGGTTTTAAAATTAGTAAATGTTTATAATCAAAGGTACATAAAATATGTACAGTTTATTTATTAATAATTTCTAAAGTAAGGTTTTACCCTTACTAAAGTTTTTGATTATGCATCATAAACAATTTTTAACAATCCTGCAGTATGATATAAATCTCCATTAACTAGACCGGCTGCTTTTGCAGCAGTATTACTTACATGCGCTCTAGTTAAAATATCTTTACCAACTGCTGTTGAAGCAATTATTTTAGATACACCTAAATTAGTAAATTCAGTTGTTTTATTTGCCTTTTTTATAGATAGTCCCATTATTATATTTTTAAAAGATTAAAGAAAAGGGGAGGGATTAGCCTCCCCTTATCATATCAAAAAGTGTTCTTAGAATGAACCGCCTGTGACTGGGTTTCTCATTACAATTTTAAGAACTTTAGTTGGATCTTTCACCCAAATAGCAGGCATAGTTTGAGTCATCATTACTCTATAACCATTGAAGTTTCCAGTAGAAGCAAATCCTTGAGATCTTCCCATGTAGTCCATAGTACCGTTCTGGTAGAACCACTTAAGTTGATTATCCCAAGAAAGCTTTAACAAGTGAATGTTATCATTTCCTTCATCTGTTACGTCAAAGATAATAAAGCTATAAGAACTTAGAGGACGACCATCAATTAATGGGTTCTCAATGTCATTAGTATTCAAGTTATCAAATGCTGGATTTAATACAAACTTAACGTTAGCTAAGAACGGAATAGTAAAGCTTGTGTAAGCAAAACCATAATCTAAATCCATACCAGAACCTTTAACAGCTCCAATCTCAGAAGCATTTTGAACTAATCCTGAACCATACACTTCATCAGCAATAGCCTTATTAATCAATTGCATTCCTGCAATACCTGTTTGTACAACAAGTGATCTTTGTGGGTCTGGACCTTTAAACTCAACTTTACCTTGGTAGAAGTTGTAAAGTTCAGACTTAAACATATCAAGTGTAAATGAAGACTTGTTATATACTCTCTTGAAAGAGTTATCTAACTGCGCCCATAAACCTACAGACAATCTAATATCATCTGGTCCATCTTGCTTAATTCTACCACCTTTACCCCACATTAGGTAAGTTTCAATATCCGTTGCAATTTTAGATAAGTGAGCTGCTTCCATATTTGTAATGAAAGTTCTTGTTAAAGTTCCATTTTCAAATGCTTCTCTAGCTCCTGCTTTACCCATGTTTGCTACAAGCCCTTCAATACTAGGTACAGATGGGTTGTTTGGATCAGTGTTAAAGTTTCTCCAGATCTCCGTTACTGGAACAGTACCATCAGCGTTTAAACCACCTTTGATCATTAAGTCTGCTCTTGAAGAAATTGAATAGTGAACGTGTGCTTCTGCTCCACCTACAAAGTTGTAGAATTCACGGAAACCAGAACCTGTTTCAATATCAGAGAATCTTTCACCATACTCGCCTCTTGCAGAACCTTTTCTAAAGTACTTTGTACCTTTAGCTAAGTATTTTTCATCTAAGGAAACGGTGTTATTGTTATTTACTAATTGAACAGTATAAATGAAACCATCACCTGCTGGGATAATATCATCCGCAGTAATGTAAAGTTCCAAACCATTATACTTGTCATAAGTGATAATATCACCATGACCAAAGGTTCTTTTAGAAATTTTAATTTTAAAGGTTGTTCCGTCAATACCTTTAGTTGTGTTTGCTGCATCAACATCTGCCACAATATAGGGTAGATCTTGTGCAATAGGAGTTTGCCATTTGTACTCACCGCGAGCGTTGTCTACCATGATAGTGTTCTTTCCACCAAAGGAAGCCATTTGATACAAAGGCATTTCTACCTTCTGGGTCATTGCCCAAAGATCTACTGGTCCCATATCCATAGGCTCAGCGTTGCCGAGCATTTGAGTTAGGTGATAAGAATCTACATGAGAACTAGCTTTGTAGCTTGTATCTCTCAGGAAAATTCCATTATTTAATACTGGTGTTGCCATAATTTTGAATTGTTTTTAATTAGTGTTTATATTTATGATTATTAAATCCTTTTGAAAATGTTGTTGGTCCTTTGTAATTTCTTACCTTTTGGTTTTCTTTTTGTATCCTCGCTTTCTTGTACACCAAGAGAAGCTGAACTATTACTTGCAGCTGCAGTTTTTAATTTTCTTACAGTTGTCTCAACACTTTTTTGAGCCCCTTTATCCATGATTTTTGCTTTGTATCCATTTGGATCAGACAATAACCATAGAGCTTCAGAAATTAAAGTATAATTTGGTTCAACAAACTGATACTTTTCTAAAAGGTGTCCTAATAAGTTTGTGTTCTTTCCACTCACTGATGGGTAACTAGGTTGCACTAAGCCGTTATATAACATAGCTTGTGTCTTTCTATCTACTTTGATATCTCCTAAATTTCCTTCTTTAAGCGTTTCATATACATTAGACATGTATTGTTTAGAAGCATGCTCTTGTTGTTTTCTTTTTAAGTCTTGCTCTTGAAGCTTTTTACCAACAATTTTTTCTTGCATCTTATCCAACTTAGGTTTAAACTTAGAAGCCTGTTTTTCAAGCTTTCCCAAGTCTTTCCAGATTTCTATTTCTTCAGCAATTTCTTCTGAAGTTCCGTAACCTGTTGCACCTAAATATTCTTTAATAATTGTTTCTTGATCTGCTTCAGATTTAATGTTGAGTGATTTAGTTTCTTCTACACTACCTAAAGTATTAAACAAACCTTTTAAATCTTGTCCTCCATCTGCAACATATCTTGCAGCAATCTGTAATTCTTCTGGTAAACTTGCAAAAAATTGTTTGGGTGTTTCACGCCTTACTTGATTAGCTCTTTCTTCTAAGTTAGCTTCAATTAATTCTTCCCAATCTTTAGCCGTGTAATCATTAAATGATTTATCATCATCAAATGGTACAATTTTTTCAGACTTAACCAGTTTGTCAAATACATCAGAAATACCAGATATAGATTTTCTACCTCTTGTTTCTTTTTTTTCAAGATCCTCTTCAGTTTCATCATCTAAAGTATCAAGGATATCTTTTACATCTTCTGTTTTAGCTTCAACCTTATCTTGGCTTTCTACTAACTCATCTAATGTTTCTTCTGAAGCAGAATCAGAATCTTTTACTGTGTCCTCTGCTTTTTTACTTAAATCATCTACTTTATCATCATCAGTATCTGCAAATGAAAAATCTGCTTTTTCATTTAAACCAGATAAAATGCTTGGCTTAGTTTTGGTTTCATTAGGCAATGTAATATCACTGCCGCTAGGAGCGCCATTGAATATTTCATCTAAGTTTACATCTAATGTTTCTACCTTACTATTCACTGTAGTTTCTTTTGTATTCATAATATTGTTGGTTTTATTATTTAGTACGACTGCTTATATATACAATATAATAAAAGTTTACGTATGATACAACATATTAAACTTATAATATTTTACTATAATGCAATGTTTTTAGCAGTATATAGCTAACGCCAATTATTTGTCCTTAGATTTTTTAGAATCTTTGACATCGTACTTATTTTTGTTCTCTCTGGCAATTTCTAAATCTTTGCTGGCAACATCTCTTGTAGCAGCAATTTTTTCTCGCTCAACTTGGAGTCTTTCTTTTTCCAAAGTTCCTTTCATTGCCATCTCATCACGCTTCATATTAGTCTGTTCTTGATATCTTGTGGTTTCTCTAATTTCTTTCATAGCATCTTGATAATCAGACACTTTGTTTTCATTTATATCAACCATAGAACCATAACCAGCTGCTCTAATTTCTGCAATTGTAATATCATTCTGTCTATCTTTTTCATTTTCAGACATTTCAGCTTGAAGTTTCTGTTGTTCTTCTTGCGCTTTAGCTTGAAGTTGTTGTTCTTGCATTTGACGTTCTTGCTGCATTTGTTGAGCTCTTTCTTGTTCTACTCTTACTTCTGAGTCTTTTAAGATATCAGTTACTTCAGAAATAGAGTCAGCTTTAACAATGTTTCCAAGTTCGTATATAGAAGCTCCTGTAGTATTATTAGTTAATGCCATTTGCTTTAACTGTTCTAAAATGGCTCTGTGATTAGTCTTAGTAGTTGCAAAGACATTAAAATCTCTAAGCAATAGATCAGTCCCATTTATAACAAAATTAACTTTTTGGGCCTCTGTAGAAATATATGATAGTCTAACACTGGGATTAGTACTATTATAGTACTGAGCTAAATCAGTTCTCATTTGATGAACTCTAGGCATTAAGTGATCAGAGTGCTGTACAAAGTATATTTCTGTCTGAGCATATGATTGCTGCATAGCATTAACTACTCCTGTTGCTGTTTCTGCAGATACTGCACCCCCTAAACGTTGTGGGTTTATACCAATAGAATCAAAACACTGTTGTTTAAAGTGATTTGCTAATGAGATTCTACCCATTAACCTACTAGTCTGCTCCATATTAAGAGTCTGATAGTGATTAAAGTTGGTAGCATTTTCTGTATTAGTGATAGATGTGTCTAATGGTAGCATCTGAAAATCTTTCATTGCTACATATGCTTTGGCATAATTGTTTTTACCCCAGTCTTCTCCCATTGAGTGACGTGGTAATGCATTCTGATCAAACATAATTACTGTTCCTAGCTCATCAATAAGGATATCAGCTATCTGGTTATTAACCATATTGTATCCTACTTGATATGCTTTCATTAAATCCACTAAAGATGTAGATCTAGTATTTCTATCTGAAAACACTCTTCCTTCTACAGGAAGTTTACATCCATACAGCGAATTCTCTCCTTTAAATTGGAAAGGTAGTCTTCCAGGTTTGTCTCTATTAATTCCTAAATAAATAGGATTAACATTATCATCCATGGTAGTTTGCCACATAGCGGGAACATTGGGTCCTATTTTAACCCCGCCCCATGTTTCATTAATCCAAATCCAGTCAATGTGCTCACCTTGCAACAATGTATCTTTAGATTTATTTTTAAAGATAGATGTATCATAAACAGCTTTCTCTGTTATTTTAAAAGTTTCATCAATTATCTCTTGAGTTACTTCTCCATCAAATTCTATTTTAGTCAAGTGCCCAACTTTACGTTGTGTCTTCCAGTAGATTGTTGAAACACGCATTAAATTCCCATCACCCCATTGCTCTAAGTCTTCACTTTGAGAAAGGATCTGTGTTAATATATCCCCACCTCGTGCAGGATCAGCCATATAGTTGCTTGCATATTGTCTATACGCTAAGCCCGGCATTTCAGTATTCCATGCATGTGATCTAGTTGCATCATAATATGACCCATCATTTTGATAACCATTTACTTGATATTGAGCTGAACGTGCGGGATATATTCTCTGCAATGATGAGAGCTGTCTCTCATCCATTAAATAACCATACTTGTCTACCACATCAGATACAGTCATTAAATCTACTTTACCTACATAGTTTGAATCTGCTATATATCTTTGATCTGGGGATTTTTGATAAAATGTCAAGACAGGATTCCATAACTCTACATCATAATCATCTTCTAACATGCGGAAATGCCAAAACTCTCTATCTGCAATAAGCATATCTCTAAAACCTCTTTCTTCAAGCTCTTGCATTTTAAATCTCTCCTCATCAACATTTAATTGATGAGTTGCCCATTCCTCTACACTACTTCTGTAAGACTTGCTAAAGTAGTCCTCTATTTCAGGAAGGGTTTTTAAATTATCTGGTGATAATTGTTGTTGTGCTTCTTCTGAACCAGGATCCATTCCTGCTTCAATCATTTTTCCAACTAGATTTCTTTCTGCATCAGCCAATAAAGATTCTTCTATTTCAGATTTTTTTAGTTCAAGCATTTCATTGTATGACTTATCATCAACTGCTCTAAATTGTACTTTGTTATATCTTTTGGTAAACTCCCCGCTTAGTACATTAATGACATTTGGTACAATAGGATAAAATTTAAGTTCTAACGCAGAATCATTTTCTTTTGTTAGAACATCCATCATTTCTTTATAATCATTATCTTCCTCAACAATATAATCTGACTTATCAATAATACCTTTGGCTAACTTATAATTTTTTAAAAGTCTTCTAGCATTAGTTCTTAAAAACTCCACACCTTGTAATTCTAACCAATCTAAATTCCATGCCGCCCAATCATCAGTTTTTTCTGAATATGGTAAAAACTGTATAGGTTGAGTTAAACTAGAATACGTAGGGCCTCCTTCTGCCTTAGCTCCACTTTTTAACTGCATTGCATTTAATACTCTCATTCCGTATTTATTTAATTGGGTCTATTTATAATTTTTAAATCCAGACCTTTTGGGTCTATTGCTATTGGGCTTAGATGATCGTCCAATATTTTTAAACGGACTATACTTTAATTTACCAATTTTTTCTGAATTTACCAAAGATTTAGCCTCTGATTCGCGTCTTTTTGAATAACCCCTATTTGATTGTTGTATTTTTGCAAAAGCAACTAGTGCACCGAATGCAACCAACCTATCCACGTTTAGTCCAGGATAGTATGCTAACATTTCCTTTATAAGCATGGGATCCGGGATTCTTTCCACACCTAAAGTTTGTGAAATTACAACACCATTAATATCTGTATCTTCATCAATTACTTCTCTTAAAAATTCTATTGCATAAGAAATTAAATGGCTCTTAAAAAGTGTACCTGTATTTTTCCACCCGTATTCCTGATAAACAGTTTTATTAGCACCTATATCTTTTAGAAATAAAATCTGTTGTTTAGGAACTAAATACTTTTGTTTTTTTCTTGCTATCATATGCTGAATAAATAATGAAATGTTATTCTCCACTATTGTCCATGCATTATACCACTCTATAATTAATTCTAATCTTTCATGTGTTTTATTGATATCATCAAATCTACCACACCAAGCGGCCACCACTTTGTCTTTTTCTAGAAATTGCTCAACATCACCAGCTGAGGTAGTTCTAGTTACTTCAGTTGCATTCTTATATACAAAAATGCTACATAAAGAGTCAGATGTTGTAGTCTTACCTTCTGATACGGGGTCAATGGATGCATAGTATGCTCCAAATCCTGGTGATGGTATGGGTCTTTCCCAGACTACTAAAGTTCCTGTTTTATCTATTTGTTTTTTATCTACTGGAAATTTAGATATAGGTAACTTATTAGTTCTTTTAGCTGATATACCTTTCTCATCTCTATCTAACTCAATTAGCTCATAAGGATATTCTTTTTCTTCAATTCTTTTCTGTTGTCTAGTTAACACTCCTTGTGGGAATATAGATGCTTTCCTGTATGCAAAAGCTTCTGCTATATTCATTGGTTTCTGAGAAATTCTTAATTGAAACTGCTCTCCATTTAATTCATTTTTCCATTTATCTCTTTCTTCAATAACTGCTTTAACTGCTTCTTCCACTAATGAGTTGCCGTATTTGTCAATATAAGGGGGCATAGACCATTGTTCTGGTATAAAGAGTCCTGCCATACCTATAGCACCATCAGCATCCATCAGGTTTGTTTCTACTGCATATATATCATTTGCTTTAGGATTTAGAATCATTTCCTTTAGTGGGTTACATTGTTGTAAATCTCCCACTGACCCCGCAGCTATAAACATACCTGTAGTCATCATTCCAGATGACATAGCTGGGCGTAAATACTCGTATGTGTCTGACATCTTAGGCGCAATACCCGCTTCCTCATGGAAAAATATTGTGCATGGTCCACCCACACCTGTGGTAGCATTTTTTTCAAATGATCCCCCTTGTATTTTAGACTTTAATCCCCTTGCTGTTTTTCTATTACCTACTTTAACTTCAATCTGCTGTTGCCATAACAAAACCTTTTCAGGATTACTAGGTCTATACCATGCGGTGTGCTCATTAAGGAATGTTTTATATTCATCCAAAAACTTCCAAGATCCTTTATCATTAATGAAATCTTTTAGGGATGCCCCTATTTTACATATACTACCTTCCTCAAACCAATACATATTTATAATCTTTCCCATATGAAAATATGAGGAAGCTATCTGACGTTTTTTTAGTATTGCAGCATGTTTGTTATTTAACTCCGCCAATAATTCATATAAAGCCATATGATACTGAGCATCTCTTACTTTTGCAAAACCATATTTTTTTTCTTCCTTATCAAAGATTGGTAAAAAGTTTAACCACATATAATAATCTCTAGTTAGGAAAAAACTTTTTCCTCCGCCTTTATATATTACACCTTCTCTGCATTTATTTTTTTGGTCTTCCCAGTAGCTAGTAAAGTCTTTAGACCTAAATGGTTTATTACAATAGTATCCTTGTTTATTAAAATTTATGGCCTCTATATTAAATTTAAAAGACATATCATTAAGGCCATAGAGTCCAGGTTCACTAAATATACTTAATATATATTCAATAAATGCAGGTTCATCTATAAACTCTGTAGTTCCCCATTCACCATTATGATATGTAGGTACAATTTTATACATCTACTAGAATTGCAAATACATCTCCCTCCTGGATAAGTAAATGATCTTCTCCATCATGTTGCATTGTGGTTGGTAGGCAGTGCTCTGTGTATTGTACAACATCACCCACTTTAATTTCTTCAACAGATTTACCTATTCCTACAACAGTACCTTTATATTCTTTCTTCTGTGCTATTTCCGGTAGATACAAACCCGAATCTGTTTTAGTTTTAGCTTTTTTCTGTTTGATCAGTAATTTTTTTCCCACTGGTATTACTTGTTGTTTCATCTTTTTTTGGTTTTATTTTGTTTAAAAATACTGGTTCATCCCAATAGCAAAAATGCCAGGAATCTTTTTTATTATTACTCATTATAATTGATCATAAGCTAGACCGGCTCCTCCGCGTACAGAACTTTCTTGTTCTTGTTTCATATCTGTAAATGCTCCTTTGTAAGAAGATCTAATTTGTTCAAACTTAGCTGCTGCGTTGACCATGGCATTTATATTACCATCTCTACCATGTTCTATTGCAGTAACTTCCATATACTTGGCTAGTCTATCAAGCATTGATTTGATTCCTACATATGCTCTGTACGTGGGTGTTTCATACATCTTTTTACACATGTCCAATGCATATCTTATTTTTCCATCCTCTGGTGAATCCTCTAGACCCACTTCTTCTATGATGATGTCTTCTTTTTCATGTTCGGGTAAATTAAAGAAGGGATTTAAGTCTGGGTTGGGGCAACTCATATAAAATATATACTGATATACCTGCATGTATGAGTCTGGGTACTTGGTCATTATCACTTTTAAAAAAGGTAGGGTATAACAGTGTTCTGTTACTACAACTTTGCTATTCTGTATATCAAATAATCTTACTATCATGGTTTATGGATTAGCTGTTATGTATCCTTTTATTGTTGCATATGAATCTGTTACTATAATCGGTTGAACAACTCCAAGATTTGCAATATAAACTTGTACAACACCATCTAAAATTTTCTGACCTGACGGATCCCAAAAATAACCAACACCCACTATTGATGTTTGATTAATACTAATAGAGCTTGAGGAATCAGGAATTACATAAGCTCCGGGTATTATTCCAGTAGTGGGCACCGGGTTTTCTGCTGTTACTTGTACTTGTGTTAAATCTACTACTGTTGCCATTATTGTTTATCTTTAAGCCACATTATTAGAGATGTTACTTCATCTTTTAAATATGGTAGTTCATATATTTTTACTTCATCTAAAACAGGTTCACCATTTATACTTTCATTGATAGGATATCCATTTGAGTCTTCACCCACTTGTACAAATTTAACGTGTTGAATTGTCAACTTACCAATTTTTAATTTGGGGTTGTGCTTCTTAATAATATACGCATAAATGCTGAGCTGTAGGTTATAATGATTAATGTTACAATCATCTAAATTATTAACTGGCTTATATAGCTTATTAGTAATACCTTCCCAATTAGTATATCCCTTCTCTTTGATCTCTTTATTTGTTTTATAATCATGGATATTAATATGTCCATCAACTACCTCAACCAGATCTGCTTGACCACATAATTTTGCAGATTTTAAATATACCATATGTTCTGGGTACACCCCTTCCTTAAGCTTTTGTTCAGGTGCTAATTTAAGTCCGTCTTCAGTAATTAAAGGTTTAATAATAGGCACCTCAGTCCCATTGCGCCCAATAGTTGTAAAGTTTAACATATCCGCCTCTCTTTGGTTATGATACCAATTACCTAATTTAATTGCTCTCTGTGTCTCATTATCCCAAGCAGACAATATTTCCTTCTCAGTCATATTATACCACTTAGATCTTTTATTCTTTGAGGATTTTTTAGCTTGTCCCTCCCTATCAAATTTAGGTTTAAACATTCCTATAAAAGATGTTACACTGGTCCAATCTATTTTGTCTTGGTCATTACTTTCATAAATATGACCTTTTTCTTTAAATACTATTGCCATCTTAGTAGGTTAGTGTAGTATACCAATATCCATTTTGTTGGTTAGTGATTGTACTACTAGTTACTCCGTTATATATGTAATTAATTTGAATGTCCATTGTTTTCTATTTGTTTATTAATTAATTCTTCTGTTTCTTCAGATACTAATGAATGCCAATATCCTTTGGGGCATTCCGAAGATAGTGATCTCATTTTAAATGCCAAACTGCAACCACAATCAGAGCAACATGGTTGAGTACCGGGGGCTAAGCAGTCATCACCTTTAGCATCAAATAAGCTACAGTTTATACATACTTTCCATCTATCTGTCACCACTGCTTCTATATGCTCTTTTTTAAAAATATTATTTTTTATTCCTTCAGCTATTTGGTCTAAATTTCTAAAGACATCTAGATATTTTTTTAAAGGTTTAATCATTTTTTTTACTTTTAAAATCTTTCTTTAATTTTATGTTTTCTTCAAGTTGACTAAGAGCACGGGTCATTTGTTCTATATTCTCAGTTATGTTCTCACTTTTAGCATAACCATTGTATGTTCGTTTAGCAATATTACCCAACATACTTTTATTTTTTTTTATCGCTGCTTCTAACCTGCCTTTTCTTAATTCAAAAGTACCTAGCCCGTCCACATAAATTCTTGGATAATTAAGTTGAGATAATTTTTTTCTTAATTTTGTATAATAAAAATCTATGAAGTCATCTACTACTTGAGGATGAACACCCACTTCTTCGGCTATCCCTCTATTAAATTCTTTATGCTTCTTGGGATTCACTGCCTAATATTTTATAGTCCAATAGCACTAATCCTTCTTTTTGCACATTTATATTTTTATTTAAAATTATAGTTTTTTTATTAGTACCTTTTTTTATTACTAAGTTTTTTTTCTCTGCTTTTGAAATAGCATTCCTAGCTGACTGTGCACTTTTAAAAATGTTTAGTTCTGTTAGTAGAACACAAAATTTAGATATTTCCATTTTAGGATTTCTAGCCAATGTAGCTAAAAACTCTAAATCAGAACTGCTTATTACTATACGCTCAAAAAAACAAAAAGTTAGTATCTGATATTTGATACTATTATTTATATTAACTTTTAATTTTAAATCTACTTTATTTACTATTGCCATATTTATAAGCTTAATATCATATCAACAAGATCAGGGTCAGGGTAACAATCTGATTTATCATTTCTTACATTGGTATGTGTTAGTAATCCTTTTATATTTCCTTGACTTGCATCCATTTGAAAACCGAATCCTTTAACCGGTCCGTATTTTTGAATAAATTGCTTTAACCCAAGTCTAATATCTATACCGTCTCTTTCACCTACATATCTAAGCCACTTTTCAGTTTCTTTTATTTGCTTTTCAGAATATCTGTGGAACTTTAAGTGACCTTTAAAGTGTTCTTTTAATTCAATTACTTCTGCGGGAGTAACAGTAGTACCCACATAAGTTTTATTGTCATCATCTAGATAACCCATAGCACATATCTCTAAACCAACAGAGTGTCTGTTCATCCATCCAGAATGAGTGCGACCCAAGTGCCATGCCTGACACCCTTCTGGGAATGCTTGCACCATTACCCCATCATATTTATCGTCTCCTGTTCTATGATTTCTCCCACCTAATACAAATTCAGTGGCAATTCTTCCTCTATTATCCCTTCCCCAATGATCAACAGTTCTGTATGGGTTATTATTTCCTGCCGTATGATGTAAGAAAACATACTCATTTTTTATAGGGCCTTCAAGGTATTGACCTTTAGGTAGATAGTGTTTATGAATCAATTGATTAAAACCAGTATTATAATATTGATTAAATACATCTGTGTCTTCATCAATTGCCTCTAAGTCTATCTTAGTTGTATTAAATAGTAAAGCCCACATTTCACTATCTACCATACCCGTTACAGTTAAATCATTAGATAATTGATATCTTATAACTGCTTTTTCTGTTAATGGTCCAAAAGCACCATCAGGTTTTAATCCTAATTTATCTTGAAGATGTTTTACATTAGGGGTTCTGTCTCCTTTTTTAATTAACATAATTTTAAAGTTAGTCAATACTCATTGCTGCCTTTTCCATAGCTTGTTTAAATGCCAATGCTTCTTCAGATTCTGGGTTTACCCCACCTTCTTTTTGGTCGGCATACTGTTGTGCCATAAACATCTGAGCTTGCATTCTTTCTGCCCTAGCCTTTTCTATAGTAGCTAATAGCATCTCATATTCAGCTTGGATTTCAAGATGTTCAATGTTGTCTTTGTAAAAAGCAGTGATTTCATCTCTTCTAGCATTGAGTTCTTCTTTGCTAAGAGTTGGTTCTTTTTCGTCTAAACTTGAGTTGGTTTTTAAATCTGACATTTTAATTATTTTTAGTTAAACATTATACAAATATATATAAATAGTTTAACTAAAAAAAGTTTATTGCCTTATTTTTTATCTGAATACGGTTAGACTCCCCGATTCATTAATTACTTCTGGCGAGTTAGACCTTCTTCCCACCACCGAATAATAGTATACACCGTCTTGAACATAATAGCCACCATCATTTATACTTCCATCCCAAAATGGGTATGAATCGAAGGAGCTCCCATAACCCTGATAGATTTTAACACCCCATCTATTAAATATATTGAATTCAACATCAACCCAACAATTCACTTCATATACGATTTTCCATACATCGTTTATCCCGTCATTGTTAGGTGTAAATACATTGGGGATCCATATTGCTTCACATAAGTCATAAATACAATCCCCATTATCTATAACTGCTGCTTCATTGTAATTAGTTGCTAGGCTATCTGTACATCCTTCTAAATACAAAACATATTCACAGCTACCATCATCTATAGTTGCAAGTGGATTATAATTAGTGGCAAAGGAATCAGTGCACCCTAATATATCATACAAACAGCTTCCGTCATCTATGGTGGCTAAGGGGTTATAATTGTTCGCCTCTGAATCCATACATCCATCAGTAGGGGGACATAGATTGATTAATTCTATTATTTGGTTCTCTGGGGCATTCCCAATAAACTGCCCGGCATTATTAAAATTATATACAGTTAAAACTAACTCACAGTTCTCACCACTATTAATAGAGTCTAATATAGATTCTAAAAGAGTATTTAAACTTGGGCTATTTAAATCTATAGTGAGAGCATCACTAGAAGCATATATGTCTTGACCTCCTATACTAATATTAATAGAGTTGCCACCGAAATTAAAATTTAATACAAACCCAAAAATAAAAGGATCCTCATAGGGATATTGCGCCCACCAACTTGGGCTCCCTATGTTTGGGCAATAGGTGGAATGTGGGATTAAAGTTATCTCTCCAGTCCCTAAATCAAAGTCCACTAATTCTATATTACAACCATCATTACAGAAATTATCTCCATTAGGATTAAGACACCCATCACTTAGAGGTTCATCCCACCAAGTCCCATCATTGTTTAAAACCCATTGAAAGCATTCTCCATTGGATTCTAAAGCAAGTTTAAAAAATGATATATAAGAAGTTCCGGTCCATCCCCCATAAGGTGTCCAGTTTCCTGGAACATTTGCTGGTAGGGGAATATCAAATATGGGTGTGGAGATATATCTTGAACCACCCGCAGGAATGGGTAATATACCTAAACTAAAATCCCAGACAGGACCCGAAATAAATCCTGATAGTGTCCAATCCATATATAGAGATCCTCCCGTGTATGGTACGATATCATCATTTTGAATTTCAAATGCAAACGAGATACCCGGATTATGATCGATTACTTGAGTTGATCCAGGGGATATATAAACATCACACTGAGCAGAACTAGTATAAGCCAGAAAAGATATTGCTACAATTAATACACTCCTAAGTATACTTAACATTTTTAACCTAAAATTTTTAACCTACAGTCTCTGGAAACTTTTCGTGCATAATGTCACGAATTTTTACGCAACACTCATACTCCTCATTATCCACATAATAATGAAGCATGTTTTCTAACTCATATAACATAGGCCCTTCTTCAGGATCAAACGCCAAGACAGCCGTTAAGTTCTCATCAAACTTATTATCCAGCATATCATTAAACGTTATTTCATTTGTAAGGATACGGTATGAGTTGCGGAATGCATCTGCCAATATTAACTCATCTTCTTGCCTACGCTTAATCTCCTGCATAGGGTCCATACTCTCATCATCATGATCGTCATATTCATCATAGTCACTCATGTGTTCTTTATTTTTGGTGAATAACTCTATACTCTAATATACAAAATTAATAGAATATTTGAAAGTAAATAGTCCTCAACCTTATTCCCGCCTAATAAAAAAAAATTTTTCCACCAAAAAAATAGTGTGTATGGCATTGTTGAGATGTACTATGGTTTTGCTCCCCAGCTAATTTTTGTGGTAGGGTATCCCCCCGTAAATTTCCACCAATTAATTCATTATTATGAATAATTTAAATAAGGTTTACTTTAGAAAAGTAAATATCAATGCTGAGAGAAACACAGCAACCGTGATTGTGTCGTCTGCACCTCTCGCGTCCAAGGTAACTACTATCTTGGGAAAAGAAGTGGCTACACGGTCACAGTCTAACATTGTATTCGGTGTCTTATCTCTATTAGACCCTGAGACAAACGAGACTATGCGGGCTGACCATCCAACTATTAAACACATACAGAAAACCTGTAATGTGGGACAAGAGTTGGAGGGATTTAGAATGACAGATAACTTGGTGCTGGATATGGTAACCAAAGAACCAACTACCCTTTGTTGGGTGGAGGCTGTCTAAGTCTTAAAGGAATTGTAATGAGAGAGTGTAAGCTCTCTTGTTACTCTTCCTTACAATGTTACTTACTTAAACAATCAATATTAACAATCAATCTATGTTACTATTCTTTGCTCTTCAGCTGCTCGCTGCGCTCGCTCTCTTTGCTCCCCAGCTAATTACTGCAATAATGCATTAATTAAAATTAAATAAAATGAGCAATTCAGTTTATTTCAAGTCACTCAGTATTAATAAAACATTTAATACTGCAACAGTTGTTGTATCATCTACACCAATCTTAAATAAAATGGCTACTATAGCCGGCATTAAGGTTGAAACAAGAACACAACAACAGACCACATTTGGCCTATTGTCTATCATAGACCCTGAAACAGGTAAAACTATTACAGGAGATAGTGATATAGCCAAGACATTGCAACAGTCACTTAACGTGGGTGATGTAATAGAAGGCTTTCAATTGTCAAGTAACCCTGTAATGGACAGGGAAACCAATGAACCAACCAATATGTATTGGGTGGAAGCAATCTAAAGCATAATGGGGAAGGTAAGTGTTACTTTCCCCTTTAAATCTTTATTTAAATGCAATTTATATTCATTTGTGTGTTACAATATGAATATGTGGTCTCATATCCCACAATTACCCACTTGTTACCACAGTTACTATCATCACTCTTATAGGAGTTATATATAGCTAACACTAACAAGACTATTAGAGTTACTAATAGAGAATCTATAGTATGAAGAGTTGTTTCTCTCTCTATAGGAATAGCATTATATTACCCGTAATCTTGAAATGATAATAGTCCAGGAGACTTAGTGAATATAGTTGAACGCATGATACTATTGAAACTTTAACAACAATTGCAAGACACTGTTATGAATCACAGTGCACCAGAGATGGTATCATAGGTCGTTGAGTTTAAAAAAAGCCTTTCCTGAAATATTATATGTTACCACTTAAAACCTTAAAACTATGGCAATACAAATTATTGGAAACTGTGTCTATGAGATAACAGTGGATGAATGCGGACAGTGTACCCAACTTGTTGGTGAGCTCTCTGAAATGACTAAACAAGAAATTGAATATTATAACCTTTAAATTAAAACCCTAGAACAAATGTCAAAGAATATTGTCCAAACGCAAATTGATATAGCAAAAACTAAATATGATAGTATGAGGTTAGGAGTTATTACACAATGTAAAGAACGCCTTACCAACATTGCATTAAAGCAAAGAGAGTTAGAAGATGAAGCAGATAGGATTGAAAGATATCTTCAAGATTTAAATATAAATCCTCCAAGATGAAACATATTATAATCTTATCCCAGAAAGCATTTGCTGAATATAAGTCAGAAATTGGACTTATAAATCTATACATATCAGATAAACCTGATGTTGACTTTTATACAGGCAACACACATCTCGTGGTAAAACGTGATGAACTTAGTCTACCATCGTTTAAAACAATTGAAAAAGAATTGAATCGCAATGATGCACTAAAACATATGGCTCATGAACATAATCTGATAGAAATTCATAACCAAGATCCAGTACACAGTTACTTATCTTATGTATCAACGTATAACTAAATATAAAATAAAATGAAAAAACCATTAAAATACTTCGTAAAGCTATTATTTGTAATCATCTTACCTGTAATAGTATCTATAGTAGCAATAGGATTGCTAATATCTAATTATTCATCTGTTATTCCATTATTTACACCATTTGAAATAGGATTTATAATTACTTTATTCACTTGTACACTGCTTAATGCTATTTTTTATAGTTCAATAATGTCCCAAACTAAATTGTTACCCGGACTTAAATTTGAATTTATGCCCATGATAGGATTAGGAATAGGAATAGATGTTAGAGTTCAAACATTAATTATCATGATTCCACTTTGTGCAATAGAAATAAGATTTAAAAAATAGTGCCATCAGTGACACCCTAACAATACCAGTAATTAAATACTGTAATATAACTAGGGAGTTTGGTTACTAAATATTGGTTAAGTAAGTGGTAACCAGGGATAAGGAGAATCTAACTATTAAGGTTAGGTTCCCTTATCTCACATCTTAAGAGTGGAGACATCAAGACTTTGAAGCAATGAGCAAGGCAATAACAATAAGCACCTCAAAGGTTTCCACTCTTTTTAAATTCCATAGCCGTTATATGCCTGCTATGTATCAAACCTTTCTGAGAAGAAAGGAGCATATGGCCCAGTTGTTAGGGATCCAGATATGGGCAGTGTGAAAAGCTGTATAATCAAACATCGCTAAGAAGACGCATCTTAGTTAAAACACAAAGGGTAAGACCAAAAAATCTAGGATGAGAAGGACGCTTCTTAATCTGCTTCACTCAAAAACTTTAAACTCTCATGACAAAAAAAAACTATATGATAACAGAAGAAGCCGTTATAGACATTCTAAAGCAGTTATTTAATGGAACGTCACTTGGTAACAAAAAAAACAGAAAGTACCTTACAGAAGCTCTAATGACCTTACCAGAGCATAATATAACTACAATGGTATCTCTTGCACTGATGACAAAAGAGTATGTACCTATGAAATTAGGAGATGTAGTTAAGCATCATCCACCATCTTATTCATCAACATATGATAGGGATGTAATGATTGATAAAGGTCTTATGGATCATGACGGTTATATATTTGGTACTATAACCGGTGATGGAGCTTGGAATAAAGATGAACCATTTAATCCATATAGTCCAACTATTACTGTAGAAATGTTTATATGGAAAGATGGTGAAATTATTACACATGAAGATAAAATAGCCGCTTCTCAGTTAGATGTTATATCTAAATCAGAGTTACCAGATTTTAATAATCCAAATAACTTAGATTTCTTTAATGATGTATCAAAAGATGATACACATCAAATAGACTCACTATAAAATTTAAATTATGGCAACACTTAGTCCACAACTGTTAAAATTTGAACTTAATCAGTGGTTAAAATTAAAAAATGCAATAGATAAAACACCTGATGGAGTTATGCATGATTTTGGTGCAATGATGAACACTAAATACAATCTTAATGATAAAAAATTAAGCAAAGAAGTTGATCATAACATGGCTCTGTTGCTTATATTAAGCAAACATGTCCAACAAGAAACCAAAATATAGATATGGAATAGTATCTCGTGATATAATACTTGCTCCTGATATTACATTACAATCAAAAGCCCTATACTCAGCTTTATGTTGTTATGCAAATAAACAAAGATCCTGTTTTCCTTCAATTTCAACACTGTCTAATGACTTAAATGTTAGTGAAAGAACTATCAAAAGATTGATAAAAGAACTGAAAACCAAGAATCTTATACAAAGAAAAGGCAGAAACTTAGTTATAAAATAACACCGTTAGCTATATATATGCTTTTTAAATATTGAATTTAATTAAATGAATTCTAAATTATACACATAAGTGTAATAATTATCATATTTTTGCTAGACTTACTAGCATAAATAAAATGATAATACAGTTGCCTAATGGTAGAATAATTGAATGTTCAGTTGAGCAGTACTTATCTCTT